TAATCCTAGGCTGGATATTCCAGCCAGTCGCACAATCCTGCAATTCCGCCAGCCGAAACCGGTCGCATATCACCTGCGCCGGGATGCCCCACCGCTCGCGGATCGCAGCGACCAGCGCAGCCGGTGGCTGCACTCTCAAGCCCGTTGCAACCCTCAACTGGTTGAGATCGGCAAGCAGTTGGTAGGTTCCCACTGGTACCCGGTCACGCTTTTCCTGTTCCGCCAATCCGGGAATCCCCGGAGCGACCGCCAACGCCTCAACCCGCCCGGATTGCCAGATTGCCGTTGCCGCACTCCAAGCACGGCCAGCACCCAAATCAATGCCGACTATCGGGCGGCCCGCGGCCAAAGCTTCAGGCCGCGAGCAAGCCCGCTCGAAGTCATCGACCGAAAGCAGGATATCGGCCGCATCCGAAGTCGGCCTGTTGAGCCTGTAAGACAAGAAGCGCGCTTTCAGCCGCGTATCAGCCCGCGCCGCGTCCCGTTCCTGCAACAGCCGTTTCCGGCTTTTCGCATCCCTCCACATGAGCGGGTTTGACCGCCGGATTTCCGCAGTGGAATCCCATCGTTTGGGATCACCGGCAAACCGAGTCACATAGGTTCCGGACTCCGGATCACCTCCACCGGCAATCAGATCATAATACCAATGCCCGGCCCCGGTCGCATGAGGCGCAAGCGTTCCGATGTAGATTATTTTCATCCTGGAACCCGGCTTTTCCAGGGCGGTTTCGAGCGCGTCCGCAACCAGCTGGCCGCCGGTGATCTCCCATGCGCCGGGTTCGTCACCGAAAATCCAGTCAACATCGACCAATCCCTGTGCGGTCTTGCCGCTTGCCGCCAGCACCGAGATATTGGCCCCGGAAGGCTTGTGCCTCACGAAAGCGTTGTTCACGCTCTCGGCAATCTTGAATTGGTGATCGTCACCAATCATGCCCCGAAGCTGCTTGAATGTGGTTCGCCGCGCCTGCCCCATCGAAGCCGCGATTATGTGAGCCTCACCCCCCGGCCTGTGCAGCCTATCGCCGGGAGACAGAAACCGGTGCGCCAGGTGAGCCACCAGCGTTGTTTTCCCAAGCCCGCGAGGCCCCGAAAGCGCGGCAATCAGTGTGTCCGGTGCGGTCGCAGCCCGGATAAACTCGCGTTGGAAACCCATCAATTTCACTGGAAAACCCTAATTCGTGTGAGAAGAAAGCCCCCCAATACGACCCAGGCCAGTGCCACGCCGCTTTCCTACAGGGGTTCCCCGCCGCCCTTCATTGTGAGCCGGGAGCATGGGGTTCAGTCCAGGCGCAAGCCGAGCATATCAGCAAGCGCATCGAGATTGTCACGCACCGAATCATCCACCACGATTGCGGGTTTTGGTGCTGTCGCACGAACCGGCCATTTGGATTGAGCCAGCCGGAATGCGGCATTGGCAATGCGCCTCAAATCGCCCTCACGGAGTGGCCGTTGCTCCAACTGGTTGGCATCATTGACCGCCCATTTCGCCGCTTCCGGCTCGCAGTGGTGATTGCGGCGCATCATCAATCGGGCGAATGTGGATTTAAAAACTCTTTTCCGGCGGCCTTCCGCGTCCTGCGGTAATGCCTCACCTGCCGGGATTCGGTTTCCCCTCTCACTCTCAATACGGCTCGTGTTACAAACCGCCTTCCGAAGCCGGGCGGCTTTCGACATTAATTCCCTGCACACACTGATCGGCAGCCGAACCCAATCTTTCGGAGCGATTCGCCGGCGGCTTGTGTCCACGCCTTCCGAATCGCGTTTGATGATTCGGTAGACCTGTTGCCGGGATAGTGCCTTGCCGAACCGGTGCGGCAGCCGCTCGATTATCCGTGCGACCGAATGCCCCTTGTTGTGCATTCCGAGAATCCAGGCATCACGCGGCGCGGTGGCCTCACGTCGTGACTCACCGCTCCGAATACCCCTCAACGCCTGTCTTTCGGGTGAGCGGTCATTGTCGAGCTTATGGCGCACAACAGCACCGATTCCAATTTTGCGAAGCAGATCAGCCGCCTGCACCCGTTGCCGTTTCGTCCAGCCCACATTGATGTTTCCGCTTTCCGGGCAGCGGTGTTCGCGGCTTGCGGCTTTCAACAGCGATTCCGCCTGCGACCGCCACCGGTGCAGCACATTGAACAATCCACCGGACAACGCTTCGTCCAGTTGCCGGCACAACAGCAAATCGGGTTCATGCAGTCCGTCGGTTACAAACGCCATTGCCGGAGCTTTCCGGCAGGATTTAATGTTGACTCTGTAAAGGAAAAGTCGGACATATCACCTGCTTGTTTCGAAGTCCCGGGGAGGCTTGCATCGCCGTTGATCCGGGATTTCGTGTTTCTGTTCATCACCATCTTGCGCTTTCGGCCCTTACCTTGTCAATATGCAGGGGGGTCAAGTGACCCCCCTGCCTACAGCTTTGGCAATTTCACGCTCTACGAATCCCTTCGGTGCTTGGGTGCTTGATCCGTCGTTCAGGGGGCGGATTGCGCGGCTGGCATTGCCTATCACGATCACGCCCCCGGCGCGGTTTTCACGCTCCCACCGCTTGCGCGTCCGGCCTGTGTCAACCGGCGTTGCGGCTGCAAGCCCGGCTTCGAGCCTGTCCGCGATCCGCCCGGCCTCAAGCCGTATTTCCGCATGGATAGCGCCTGTGATCGCGGCGATCTGTGCTAGCTCTGTCATTATGATTCTCCGTTGTTATCGCGCCGGCGGCATGACACCCTGGGACCGCCGGCGCGCATCCGGTGCGCGCAAAAGAGCAGAAAATACGCACCGAAATTTCAATTTGATTCCTCTTGCAGTTGCAGCATGGTTTTCAAACCGCTGACTCCCGCAAGCACCGCTGCATTGACCAGGTTGGATTTATTTTCCGACAACATCGACACGCCGCGCAAATCATTATGCTTCCGCAACTCGGTATAAAAATTATCAACCGCCTTCATTGCCCGTTGGTTCAAAGTGAACGTGTTTTCTTCGGTCATTGCACTTCCTGGTTAATCAAAATCCCCGTATTCAACGCTGCGTCCTGCGGCGTGAGTTCGGCCTTCACCAGTGAGGCGAATGCCCGCGCCCGCCCTGCAATATCGGCTGCATGGATTTCGGACAGGTCGAGCCGGATTTCCGTGTCCAGCTTGTCTGAAAGCTCCTGCTCGATCAGCCGTGCGACCGCCCGGAGTCCGGAGTGCAGGAAGCGGCGGAATGCCTCGCGTTGCGCGCTGCCGTCACCGGTGGCGGTGAACAGTCCCGGCGGCACACCACAGGCTGCCAGGATCGCGTGTCCGGTCGCTGTCCGCAATGCGTCGATCAGCTCCGCCGGAAACCCGAATCCGATTTGTTCATACCGCGAGCCGCGCCCGCCGCCGGGTGCGTCCTGCCCCTGTTGCCCGGTGTATTCCATGATCAGAGTCTTGCCGGAAGCCTTGCCAAGATCAGCCCGGAACGCGTCCATCGGGCGGACTTCCCCTTCCGCGTCCACTTCCGGCGATTCCGGCAAGCCAAGCAGTGTTCCGTGCGGTGCAGCCGCTTTGTCCGCGAGCATCTTATCCAGCCCGGCGATCCCGGCTCCGGTATCCCCCGCCCACGACCAGGGCGGAACACCGAGCCACGGCCTGGCCGAGTCGACGGAATAGCGGCAGTGCAGGACGGAAGCGGCGGAGCGCATTTCGTGCCGCGATCCGCTGGGGCCGTACGCAGTTGCCCGGTAATGCCACGAATCCGGATCGGGCGAATCACCATGCACATACCAGAACCCGACAGGCAGCAACCGGAGCCGGCCGCGCCGGACTTCGATTAAGTGGCAGTCCTCACCGCGCCGGATCAGATTGCGGGCAATCAGTGCGAGACAGGCCGGAGTGACGGCCCGCGCAATATCATCATCCGCCCGGACAATCGCAGCCGCGAGGCAGCGCGCATAAAGCCCGGCGGCGGCTTCGAGCGCGGCGGTCTTGAGCGGTGCGCGGGTTGAAGGCCCGGAAGCACCGCCTTCGAGCGCGGCAATCAGGCTGCCCGTGTAGTTCCGCCTCTCGGTAACGGCGGCGGGGACGGGCTTTGACCAGGGCCAGCGCATCAGGAATCGCTTTCCACCGGCAAAGCCCGTCGCCGACGCCAGGGCAGCAGCAACGACCGCGCCCCGGAGTTGTGCAGCGCATTCGGGGAAAAGAAACGCTCCCGGAAGTCGATACGCACATGGCCAAGAGTGATCCCTTGAATCGGCTTCGGCTCGCGGTAGAGCAGGAATGCCGCGACCCGGAGCGTTGCTTCGTTCTTGACGCTGGCGGGCGCATCCGGTGCGAATCGTTCCACCAGTTCACTTGCCGACATTCCGAGTTGAGCGGCGCGATCATCCGACAGACTTTCCCCGCCTGAAAGAGTGGACTTGATACAGGCAACCGCCGCCGTTTCATCATCCGGCCAGGGCGAAAGCGTTGCTACAGCCATACGCGTGACCTCCGCCGCGCCGGCTGCGTTCCGCCGGTGACTTCGATTTCGTCCCACCCGTCATCGGCTGTTGTCGGCTTGAGTATCACCCCGCGCAACGCCGCCCGTTTGAACGTCCTGTGACCGCCGGATTCCGTGTATTCCGAATCCTCGACACGCACCCACGGACGGGCCACCACGCGGGTAGCCCGCGCCTCATCAATCAGCGACCGGCCGCCAGCCGTGGCAACGGCAAGCCGGGAGATCGATATTTCGATATCGCCGTTTTCACGTGAGCGGAAAGCCAGTGATCCCTTCCTGAGGCTCGCTATCGGGCGGTTGGCACCCGCCAGGGCAAGCATTTCAGCATCCGGCGCGTTCAGTGCTTCATCGAACGCGCCCGGCTCGAAAGAGACTGAATCACACTCCGGCCCCTGGCAGTCGCATGCGCTTTTCCTGCCCGCCTGCCACTTGGCTTTGACGGCTGGATTCCGCCCGGCACTGCCCCATGATTTAGATCCCCCGCGCCGCCTCACTTCGGCCAGCGAATCCGGATACGCGCCCCTGTCAACGAGTCCCAGGCCGGACAACACGGCCTCCGAAATCACCCGCGTTCCATTCTCCATCCGCTCGCGGCGGGATCGAAACTCAATGGAAAATCCTTCCAGCGCACCGCGCCGCACCAGCGACAAGACCGCCGCCCCTTCCGGCAGTTGCGCACTCACCCGCAACGCTTCGCGGCTGTCGTGCAGCATTGCGTTTTCAGCAATCACCATTCCGGGATCGTGCTGCAGGTTGATTGCGATTGTATGCGGAACCGGTGCGAAAGCCCCGGGTTCAAACCGCTCGTTCAATTCGGGCGCGATTGAGCGGTAGCGCATGGCAATGCCGTGCAGCATCCGCCCTTCAAGCCGGACTTCCGAATCGTCGATACGCCGGCGTTCTAACGCCATGTCAGAATCTCACCTTTCCAGGTCAACGGCCGGCCGCGCCATGTCAGGTGATTCTCATCATCATCGGGCGGCGGGCTGGTGGAAGCACCGCCGCCCTTGCAGAAAAGCAGGATGAATTTCCGCCGTGAATTTTCATCGGAGTCATCCGGCACAGCATCAGGCCGTTTTGAAATCAACTCGTGAATACGCGCCGGGCTGCTCGATGATCACGTCCCCGACAAGTGAGGCCAGCGTGAATTTCCGCGTTCCGGTGGCCGCGCCTGTGTAAATGTCATCAACGCTGATTTCGCCCCATGTCGGGCAGACGGCCGTGCGCATCCCCGGCCTGCCCTTGCGGTGCAGAATGGCCGCCTGAATGGTGCTGGCGGGTGCGGGCATACGGCTGTTCGTCCAGAATCCGCCGAAAAGATTCCCGGCATATTCGGCGAAAGCGGTTGATCCCCGATCATCAGTGCCATCCCGGAAAGCGGCGGCGGCGATTTTGTAG